TTGGTGCATCAACAAGACGTTTCTTCTTTATTGTTTCTTTGTCTTTGCTGAAGTTGCTTTCTTTTGACTCTGGTTTTTTGGTGAGCGTGGCTTCTTTGGCTTCTGTGTAGGTTTTGAAGTTGTAACTTCCACGCTTGGAGTTTTTGTCCCACTTGATGTTGTCTGCGTTGGGGTCTCCTGCACGATTGTCGGCTGGGATATCTCCTGGACCATCGGCTGTTGGACCTCCGGTTTTACGCAGGACTGCTCTTCTACTTTCTTTGAGCCTCTGAACAAATCTAGAATTTTCTTTAACATAAGTTTTTTCCTTAACTAAAACAGTGATAGATTCGTTGGTATTTAACTTATTGTGGTTTTCTAACCAACGATATGCGGTTTCATCATATACTTTATTATCAATAAAAGTCTTTAACTGGTTGTAAAGAGAAGAAATGTCTTCCTCCAATTCATCCAATTTGCCACTGTTATTTAAAACAACGAAATTTTTGAAAGTGTCACGATATGTTTCTCTACTAACTTGAGCGTGTTGCCACTTCTCTTGTCTAATAGATTCAGCAATCATCTTTGTCAATTTCTCATTTCTGGCTTGACTTACTTCATTGGTAGTTTCAACAAAAACCATCACTGTTGAATATCCCAATTCTTCCAATTCTTCCTTAACGGAAATTAGTTTGGATTGGTCATCGGCAGGTCCATTGATAATCAAAGGACTGCGGACTCTAATGGCCTCTCTGCGTAAGTCGTTAGACTTCTCAGAAAGTGCCTTTTTATCCATCAGGTAGTTATATGCTTGTGTGGAGTTAATTTCCACTGCCTTCTGTTCAGCAATAGCTTCACGGATGACAACATCTTTACCTGAACCAGGACCACCTGTAACGAAAATTGCCTTGAATAGACCACGGTTGTAATTTTCGTTCAGACCCATACCTTTTCTAACATCACGGAACAATTCTCTTGCATGTTGAACGTTATTTCTCATGGAAGATGAAAGGTTCTGATGGAAGGCATTGAAATCATTGTTTTGTGCATGGTTACGCATATCGGTGCCAGAGACACCTTTGGTACGTTCACCTGTTGACAAAACTTGAATCTTTTTGAAGTTGTAACCACCATGTCTCACTGGTTGGCCAGCTTCATCTTTAAATTTACCATTATAGTGCTTCAACAATCTCTCATATTCTGGAACACGGTCTGCACCAGCAACAACAGTTAGGTGTGTATAACCTTTTCTATGTGCTTCTGAAGCAGCGTGAAGAATTGTTGGAGATTCTTTACTTGAAGTTGTAATGTTTGTATTGGGGAAAGCACGTTTCAGATGTTTCAACTTAACATCGGGTGAAAGTGGGTTCTTCTTTGCATCTTGTGAGTGAGAAGCAATAACCAAGTGGTCAGCATTATTCTTTGCAGCCAACTTCTTTAGACCTTCCACGTTTTCTTCGTGTCCCTTAGTAGGAGGATTCATTCGGCCAAACAAGATGGCCAAATGTTTATTCTTTTCTTCGGTTAATTCTAAAAATCGTTTCATTTTGCTCTTGCTAAACGGTTGAGTCTGTTGAATTCATTACGGTCATTAAACTTAGACAGTTGGCCTTCATGGTTAACAACAAAACCTTCAGGTTTCACAGGTTGACCTTTAATTTCGTGTTTTAGACCGCCAGTGTGTTGAGACATTGCATGTACCAATACATCTTTGGCTTTCTGTAGGTGTTGGTGTACATCAAACACTCTTTCCAGATTTTGTTTATGTAACTTTGTGTGTTGAATGTGAGAAGCCAATTCATCCTGATATTTCTTCTTGGCCGCATCAGTCTTAACACTATCAATCTTCTTGTTGTACTTATTCTCCAAATGTTTCTGTAGTCCTTCTACGGAAGGTTTCTCTTGGGTATCAACAGTCGAATTGATGTATGTTTTGATGTGGTCACGGAGGTTACCGTTGGCTGGACCTGGTTTCTCCAAAGAATCATACATGTAATCACCATGCTTTTCGTGAATCTTGGTTGCAGCCTTTACTTGCTCTGCATATTCCAAGTGTTGTTTGCCAGTCATCTTCACCTTTGAGGTGTCGTGGCCAGGTTCACGGTGATAAACATCCGGACTCTGTTTGAAGTTCTCTAGGTCTGGACTGTAATTTGCAGTCATGCCTTTGGCTGTCTTACCGACATATTGTGTATGTGTGTATAGACCGAACTTAGCTTTATTAATCTTCTTCTCGTCCTCTGGATTATCAGCGGAGTAAGTGATTGTGTTTGGAGTGAACTTAGTTACACCACCTTCTTTTCTCTTATCTTTGTTTGAGAAAAGAACGTCACCTTGGAACACACCCTGTTTTGGTGCAATCTTAGGAAGGTGAGTAAGTGCTTGTTTCAGTTTCTCCACAAGACCAGGTGCATGACCGTGGTTCTTTTCAACGTCCGCAGGAGTATAGTTAATCTTAGGATTCTTGTTGAAAGCGGATTTAGAAGCCACAAAAAACTTACCAGTTTCTGGATGGTGACCGAAAACAATAGATGGTGAACCATCATGTTTCATGGCCAAACTAGAGTCTTTTGCTCCAGCAATGATATGTTGGTGGGCTTGGGTTAAGGCGCCTACGGCGTGCTCGAACCCCTTTTTACCATCATTGATTGGATGGTCTTCTAGGTGTTCGATATGTTTGAGTTTCTCTCCTTCAGCTTCTTCCGCTTCCTCTAGGAGAAATGATACGAATGACCTCATTAATGTCCTCTTGAAATGCAACACACTTTGGTTGCCAGTGGATTATTTATAAAAGTTTTTAAACCTATCCACAATCTGATACTCACCTCTGACCGTGTCCAGATTGAAATTGTTTACCGTTACTGGCCAAGGCGCTACGGTATATAGTTTGGAATGTAGGTTGATTGGTTTTCCACTGAGATAGAAGAAGAAAGTTAAAAAACAATCAATCCATCCCATCTGAGGATATGCAGCGTGGACCAGTTCAAAGTTGTTCTGAAAGAACGCAAAAACGTTACCAAAATTCTGCAAGAACGTTTCGACATGTAAAATTGAACCACCACCAAAACAGTAATAGTCTGTCTGTGGAGTTACACCGGAGAAGTTTTTGGCAATCTCCAACACATGTGGATGTATCTTATTGTGAAATCCGATGGGTTGTCCGATGCAATACCAGTCATCCTGCAAGTCAACCTTGTCTAGGATGACCACATCATCTTCCATCATCATTAGGTGTGTCGTGTCTGTCTTGATACATGCCATGAGAACACGTTTTAGTGCTTCGGCCACCTGTTCTTTGTTGAATTCACCATAACCCAGATTGTTGGCATTGTGGTAATAATGACAGTTGTACTTCTTTGCAAGTTCATAGTGGTCAACACCACCATCACCAATTAACATGTAAAAGGCATCAGGATAATGTTCTCTAACTGATTTGATTGCAAATTCGGTCGCTACGAGGTTGTCGTATACGTTATGGAAGAAACCTAGTGTTGACATTATACTCTCTTTAATACAGTTAGACCGTTATTGTTAGTTCTGCGTTCGACCAACTGCCATTCTGGATGTGAGTCGATGAATTCTTGTACCGCTGGCCAAATACCTTTACCACCAAACTCACCTTTATCAGCAAAAGTGGTTGTGTCATGGAAAACAATGTACTTTCTGGTTCTAGGTGCATGTAGTTCTAGTTCCTTCTGCACTTGTTCGTAGACATGCAATGAATCAACCATCAAAAGGTCGGTTTCAGCAATCTCAACTTGTCTGGTGTCTGCCACATGAAGTGTGACGTTTCGACCTGCCTTCTTTGCATTTTCAAAGAACTCGGGAATACCATACATTGGTTGGAACTCATAACAGTGCAGTTCGATACCTTCATGTAGTAAGAACGCTCTGGTGCTTTGTGCAGGACCCACACCAAGTTCTGTGATGTGTGTACATTCTTTGGCCAATTGTGCCAAAAGTGGTAGGTGTTCGTTAATGTCCGTTGGTTTGGAACACGAAACAAAATATTCTTGTTCAAAATTCATAATCATACCTTATAAGTGAATAGTTCCGATGCATCTGTTTGACCATACTTCTCTTGCACGAATTTCTTCCATGAAGGAACACGGTCATATTGATGTACGATGGGGAACACATATCTATCATGTGTCATTACGACACCGTTCTCAAAGACAGGTTCATAACACAATAGATTAGGTCTGAACTTGTCAATCTTACTTGGGTCGGCAACTGTGCCGGCTTCACATGCCCAATTATCGGTTGGAACACATACATCCTTGAAAGGTTGTGTGTTAATCAATACGTTGAATACTGCTTGGTCAACGATTGGAATAGGACGGTTGATTGCATTGGTGAAAATGTTAAAGAACATGTCTTTCACATACTCCGATTTACCGCCAAAGGTGCCAACGTTGTAAATTGTATTGTTTTTGAACTTGTCGTATACGTAAGGTCCGTATGTCTGATACAGATTCTCGTTACCCCACGCCTCGTCTTTGTATCTGAGTCCTTCAGAAGCAATTACCAATCTGGAGTATGTTCCAGGAGTTATGACTCTCTGCAACAGTTCAAATGGATCTGCCTGGAAGTAAACGTCTTTAACGTCTGTTGCCACAACGAAATCGTAGTATTCATTTTGGTGTAGAAACTCATACAGAGAAAGAAATCGTAACACATGAATTGGTACGTTTGGTACTTGAATCATCGGAGCAGTTTTGACTCCTTGTTCTTTCAACCAATCCAATGTTTGTTGTGATGCGTTGCCATAAACCAGTACAACGTCATTATCACCCGCAACTGCCTTTGCGGATAACACCCAAGGTTTGAGTTCATTGATTCCGTAGTTGGTGAAACCACCAATAATTAAGTTTTTTCCCATGGGAAATCTCCATTATATTTGTTCTTCATCACTTCATTACCATTAATAAAGAAATCTGGTGTGACTGAACCAGCATTTCCACCCACTCTATAATAGACAGTGTAATAACCTGTACAATCATATTTTGGGAAATATTGTGACATTGCAGATAGGAAGACTCTATCTTGCCCCCAACCACC